CAAAAAACAAAGGGAGTAACTAATGACAAAAAGTACAGCGCTTAGTCCAATGGAAGCGATGCGAGGCACGCTTACTACGATGTCAAATGAATTTGAAGCAGCTTTGCCACCGCAAATTTCTGTAGACAAATTTATTCGCACAACAATTACAGCCGTGCAAATGAACCCAGATCTGCTGCAGGCAGACAGGAAAAGTTTGCTTGGTACTTGTATGAAGGCAGCTCAAGATGGGTTGATGTTAGATGGCCGTGAAGCAGCACCAGTAATTTTCAGATCTAAGTCTGGGCCTACTGTGCAGTATATGCCAATGGTTGGCGGCATCTTAAAAAAGATACGTAACAGCGGAGAGCTGGCCAGCATCAGTGCCCAGGTGGCATACAGTAGAGATCATTTTGATTATGAGCTTGGTGACAATGAAACAATAATTCATAAACCATCTCTGGGAGCTGATCGAGGTGTGCCTATGGCTGTATATGCAATTGCCAAAACAAAAGACGGTGCAGTTTATCGTGAGGTAATGTCTGTTGATGATGTAGAGAAAGTGCGTAAATCTTCTAGAGCTGGACAGTATGGCCCCTGGAAAGATTGGTGGGATGAGATGGCAAAGAAGACTGTTATTCGCCGTATTGCTAAACGACTACCATCTAGCGCAGACGTTGATGCTGTAATGCAATCGGATCTCGAGGCATCTGGGTTTGATAACAGCCCTGTTAAGAAACAGCCTGTAGATATAACACCGCCGCCAAGTGAGCAGCAAGAGCCACTGAAGCGCCTTAAACAATCTATTGGTATAGATGTGCCGGAAGAGAACCAGGACGCTGTAGCGGCCTCAGAGGAGCCTAGCAATGGAGATGATATCCCTGACGCCCAGCCAACTAGCTGAACGGTTGCAGATCGCAGAGCAAACTTTGCGTAAATGGCGGCTGTCCGGTGCAGGCCCGGCGTATGTCAAACTTGGTGATACACGTAATGCAAAAGTTAGATATCGCCTGGTAGACGTTGAAGCCTGGGAACAATCTAATCGGATAACCCCGGAGTAAAAAAGTGGCCGGCCTTAGACCAGGGAGAAAAACTAAGGCCGGCCCCCATGCTACTTTTTAGGTGGCTTGGGTTTCTTCGGTGGTTTAGGTTTACCGTATGCCATTTTCTTTCTCCTTTTCTAGTTAAACAATCATCTCAAAATGTGGGCCATCTATAAACGGCCTACGGTTCTGAGCTCTACGGGTATCGATGTAATCGTTCATGGCTTCTTCCATCGTCCCATTCCATTCCCTTAGATCAGGGATATGCCACGCAGCTCCCCACCTAATTGGAATTCCAATTTCTTTTGCTGCAAGTTTCATAGCATCAGCTACATCATCATAAATGTTTAGCTCCCAGCTTACTGCGCCATCAACATAAGCCACCAGATCTACAGCGTGGCCGACTAGGTGTTTGCTTTTCATGGTCTGGCTTTTGCCAGCTGCAACATATTTGGCCTGAGTTTCTTCAGTTCTCAAACCTTCTGTCACACCAAAATCAACTTTGGTAATTTCGATAGCCCGGCTAACTACGCCGATCAAATCTCGGTGCACACCTTCTAGCCTGCCCAAAGATCGTTGTGATAATTTAAAACTCATTTTGTTAATCCTTTTACTTTTTCTACGGTACGCAAACCACCAAGCCCCAACATACCTAACAAGACTGTCATCAGGCTATCCATGTCAAACGCCGGCAGTTCTGGTGGTTCCATGCCAGCATAAGCAAAGGCAAACATTGTGATGGGAGCTATTACAAAATGCCATAGCATGGCAAAGCTCAAGCCCCAGCCCAGGAAGGGCCGCCAACCCGCCACAAAAATACTTCTGTGTTGGGCCTCCATCTTATTTATTTCTAGCTGCCCCATGTTTGCTTCATGCATTTGTTTTTCTGCCATTGTGGCAATGTCATGAGCCAGTTTATTTTTTTGGTCTTTGTCCTCAATAAATTTATCGAGTAATCCGGTGACCGGGCCGATCAATGCTTGTATCATTGTTGCACCTCTTCCATTAGTTTAGTTATGTGAAACTTACCGTCAGGACTTTTCTCTAACTGGACAGTAATTTCTTTACATTGCCAGCGCTGATCAAAATCAGATCCGCCTACAATGTTTCTTTTTATCTTACGCTTGGTTGCCAAGCACTCTGATAAACTTTCATAGGGTGTATATTCAATTGGCACATCTTCACTGGAAGACCACAACAACAACACAAATACCATCTCAATCATTTTGTATATCCATTAACTCTAAGTTTCTCGATGTTCTCCTCAATAGTAGTAATACGTTTTTCATAAAATTCTAACGTAAGTTTTTGTTGCTGATCATATGGAGCCCGGCCAGTTTCTATTTCGGTTTGTAATTTTTCTAATTCTTTTGCCAGGTGTTCAATCAACATAAACTGTTCACTATCTGCAGGCAGTGAACCCATCTCGCCTCTAGGCCATTTGATCCTAAACTCTGTATTCTTTTCGAGATCAGCTTGCATCATGGTCTGGTTTGTTTGAAGAGTATTTAATTTTTCAACCACGCCAAAGTATGCCCATGTAGCCACACTTGCTGCAGCGATCATGCTAAGAATATTTCTTAGTGGTAATGCAACCTCAGTATTTTCATTTATCTTTGGCATCACTTCCCATGATCTTTTTCACTCGACAGCCAGACTGCCAGCGATCCTGTCATGCTGCCAGACACCACAGAAATCATGGCGCTTTGTTGAGTTGTTAAATTCTCGAGGCTTATTCCCCATTCGATTACTCTTATATAAACTAACGTCATTACTACCATCATAAACCTGGGTAGGATACGTAGCTCTAACATTCTGCGTGCGATATATTCTACTGTCATATTGCTTTACCCTTTACTAAAAATGCTACGAATATAATCAAAGCAATGCCAGCTCCAACAATTAGAAATGCAGTGAACCCTAGTTCTATCCATTCTTCTATTTTGGCTTGCCTTTGAAATTTTATTCTTTGTTCTTCTTTTGCAGCTTCGTTTCTTTCACGCGCAGCTTTTGCCTGGAAGGAGATCCAATCACCCCAGAGCCCCGGCCTGCCTACGTATATCATTAATTGTTTAAGTTCTTCTTCCTGTTCACGCAGCTGCTCGAGCGCCAGGAATTCTTCCAAATCTGATTTGTCTGATTTGCCGCTGCTGTTAACAGCCTTTTGTAGTTTAGCTTTACTATCGAAATATGTGACAATGTTTTTACCGGCGGATGCAATGTCCCCGGTATTCTGCAGTGCTGATTTTATAACTTGGAAAGCCGCATTACACGCAGCGATTTCTGCCAACATATTTGCCTCATTGTTTTATTTTTGCCTTTCAATCAACCTGTCAATTTTAAGATCGATGTTATCCAATCTACTTAGAACACGGTTGATATCTTCTTGCGCCTCATTTTTTGTTACATATTCTTTCGCAATCTCTTCTCTTGTTTTGTTAAGAAGAATAGTAATGCGATCCAATTCATCTGTTTTGCTCTTTATAAAATATGCGCTTACCCCGATAGACAGGGTAAGCAACACATTCCAAATCGTTTGTACTTCTTCCATTAAGCCTGGCTCTCAGACCATGAGATACGTGAGTTCACGATCAAAGGATTAGAGCTGGTCACTGTTCCAGGGTCTTCTGTAAGCCTTGCAACAACAGTCAAAATGTCTGGGCCATCAGGGAATGTATTGTTACCGCCCATGATTGAGTTACCTAGTGAAGCAACTTCACCCAAAGTTTGCTCTGTAAGTGCCTGGCTTCTAGCTGTTGAACCTGTACCGCCAGACGCTCTGAACCTATACAAGTTCACACCACCTTCGATGCTGTCTCCTGTACCGTGATAAATCAGCTGGGACAGTGATGGGTTTTCAACAGCCTGCCAGCTGGCGTTATCAATAGCGCCATTCAATCTTAGAGAAACCTCGATTGTGTGAGTTGTCAAAACACCTACTGAATTTAGTAGCAGCTGCATACGGTTAATGATCTCACGCTCACCTAGCTCACCAATTGTTCCGGTGTCTACTGATGGGGCCAATCTAATAGAAATTAGTGGCACATCATAAACAACCGGCGTTGCTGCGTTAGCTAATGTGACTGTGTACGTGCTGTTCGAGCCTGCTGTACCTGTTGGCTGCTTATCTATAACAATTAAGTTTCTTGTTTGTAGATCGCTGTAGTTCGTACCTTGCGCTGCAAAAATCTCAGGCAGATAGGTGGCAGACGGTGTGATGTTTCTGTCGTATGGATTACGTAATCTTGTATCACTCGACAGGTTAGCACCTGTAACAGTTTGCCCGGAAGTAAGCTGGTTGTAGTTAATGTTAGTGTTTGTTTCTAAGGCATAACCAATTCTACGCCATCTACCAAACACTACGCTGTAGTAATAATTCGTATAATCAACCTTACCTGTTACAGCAATTGTTGCGCTACCAGACACGGCAACGTCATTAGACGCAGCTGTAAAGACGTATGCTTTATCGTCATCAAACGTACCGTCCATAATTACAGACGTACCCCAGTGTGCCAGGGCAGGCACGTATGTAGGCGTGCCAATATTCTGAATGTCATATCGGGCCGGCATATTACCGGATCTCATATACGCTTCTGTTTCTAAGTTGTTGTGGATAAATGCGTGCACATATTGAACGTCACCATCCTGGTCTTTAAAACCAAATCTAATTTTACCAGCGCCGTACCATGAATAATCTATGTAGGCCATCTGGATTTTGTTTAGATCTATGACATAGCCTGTCGGGCCTAGACCGTCAGCTGTATCAATATTCCAATTAGCTTGGTTTACTTTAATTGTTTCAGTGATTGTGCCAATGACGCCATCACTTGTTTTGCCCCGGTATGATGGGGTGATGTACATAATCGTATCACTGTCAATTTTAGCGATCTGATATGTTTGACCTTTAAGAACAATGTAATCATTCACATTACACTGGCTAGAAAATTTAGTGTTGATACCAGATACAACGCCAGCGCCAAACGTAGTAGTCATTGACCCGGCTAGCTGTTTAATAGATTTACGTCTACAACATTTTAAATTTTGACCATCATACTCAAAGAACATACCGTTCTGATCGTCAAACAATCCGCAACGTAGCTGGCTGTTTTGCCATGCGTTAACATGGTAATAACCATATCCCCCGGTACTAACAGCCTGTGGTGGAGTAGATGGCAAAGTAATGTGGAAACTGTAATCATCATAAATTGCAGTCACACTAAACGTGCCGTTAAAATAGTCTTGCCCCAGGAATAAATCGACACCATTAATTGTAATTTCTAGACCGGCAGAAAGACGGTGTGCAAATTTTGTATATACCCTAGCTTGGGCTCCACCAAGAGCATAATCGATACGCTCAATCTGAGTAGTGGGACTAAAGTTTACAGCAAATGAAACCTGGATACCCTTACCAGATTGGTATCGGAAATATTTACGTGTCTGACGTATCATTTGACTGTCGGGATTTGTAGACGGGATCAGCTCGACACCACCATCATAAGGTCTGTGTAATGCAAAACCATCTGCACGCAACACCAGTGATGTACCCACAGAGTAATTAATGTCTGACAAACTTTCTGTAGAGCTTTCATCAATCTGAATTTTAGTTGGTGACAATACAGATTTCACTCGGTGAACAATTGTATCACCAGTTGTAAGAACCTTTTTTAGAACGCCGCTACTAATTGTACCGCTGAATGTAACGTGATTTGCCGCAGCTGCTGCGTCAGTTGCATTGGTGTACATTTTGACAGAGTTATTATCAACTACACCAACATAGTAGAAAAACCCACTAACCAAACCTGTCGGTACTGATGATGCTTCAAAGATAACCAGGTCACCATTTGAGTAGCCATGATTAGTAGAGGTGTTAAGATCTGTCCCCCCGGAGAGAGATGCAATTACTTTTTGGTCAAAAGTTTCTGGCTTGTACAAAGATATATCATCACCAGTTTTAAAGAACGATGTAAAGTTTGTACCAGCTCCAGTAATAGTAGAGCTATCAATTGGCAGAGTTACAGTGCCTTGCCCTGCAATCTCACCAATAAGATTGTTTGTTTCTAAGTTAGCCTGGCCAACACCTTTTGATGTTAGACCAACTTGTGTCCCGTCTAATGCATCATCGTATGAGGCAGCTAGCTTGACCCAGTTTTGTGATACCCGAATAATGTAATAAACAGTGTTATCTGTTAGACCGCCTGTCGCGGTTGTTCCTTCT